TACTCAAATCTATTTACCACCAACAGGTGAAGTTTGTAGAAACTTAGCATTGACTGATAACATTTCATTCCCTTGGTTCGCATCTGCGGGTTACACAAGAGGTCTTGTAAACTCAATCAAAGCAAGATTAAAACTAACTCAAGAAGATAGAGATACTCTTTACCAAGGTCGTATCAACCCTATCGCAACTTTCGCAGACGTAGGAACAGTAATTTGGGGTAACAAAACTCTACAAGTTTCTGATTCAGCATTGAACAGATTGAACGTAAGAAGATTGTTACTACAAGCTCGTAAGTTGATTTCAGCGGTAGCTGTAAGATTATTGTTTGAACAAAACGACGAAATCGTAAGACAACAATTCTTGGATTCTGTAAACCCAATCTTGGATTCAATCAGAAGAGATAGAGGTCTTTACGACTTCCGTGTAACAGTAAGTTCTTCACCTGAAGATTTAGACAGAAATACATTAACAGGTAAAATTTACTTAAAACCAACGAAGGCACTTGAATTCATCGATATCGAATTCTTCATTACTCCAACAGGAGCTTCGTTTGAAAATATCTAATAAACTACTAATTATAAGTGGGGTTAATCACCCCACTTTTTGCCAATATGAAAAGAGAATTTAAAGAAGGTATATCAAAACACGGGACACCAGACCTTAAGTATTACGCTTTTGACTGGGATGATAACATTGTCCATATGCCAACTAAAATTATTTTACAGAGTGAAGATGGTGATGATGTAGAAATGTCTACAGATGATTTCGCCGAATACAGAAGTAAAATAGGAAAAGAAAAATTCGATTACAAGGGTGAGACTATTGTAGGATTTTCTGATGACCCATTTAGAAACTTCAGAACACCTGGTGATGGACAGTTTTTAATAGATGCTATGAGAGCTAAACCAGGTCCTGCTTGGGATGACTTTGTAGAAGCGGTTAACAACGGGTCCATTTTTGCGATAATCACCGCAAGAGGTCATAACCCGAACACAATTAAAGAGGGAGTTTTCAACTACATCATAAACAATTATCAGGGTATAGATAAGGAAAAACTTTTAAAGAACTTAAGAAAATATCGTGAGTTTGCGGGTGAAGAAAAAATGACTGATACACAACTTATACGTTCATATTTAGAAATGAATCGTTATAACCCTGTAAGTTTTGGTGATGCGTCAGGAGCTCAAAACCCTGAACAAGCAAAAATAAAAGCTTTAGAAGATTTTATTTATTATATTAAATCGATGGCTTCTTTACTTAAAGGTAGGGCGACCCTCAAAAAAGACATTGCAAATAAATTTATTCCTGCTGAACCTAAAATAGGGTTTTCCGATGATGATTTAAAAAACCTAGAAGCAATTAAAGGATATTTTAAAGACAAAGAAGAAGGATTAACTACTTATTCAACAGCTGGAGGAATTAAAAAGCAATATTAAATAAACTGGAAACTAGAACTAGATACAATGCAATAGTAGAAAATTAACCTTTAAAAGTCAATAGGTAAAAAAACTACAAATTGTATATTTATAGATAAATTAACAAAGTAAAAGAAACAAAGAACAATGGCTGATTTATTAATGAAAATGCCGATACCTTACGAACCTAAAAGAATGAACCGATTCATTCTAAGGTTCCCATCATCTTTGGGTATCAACGAATGGTTTGTTGAGAGCGCTGCTCGACCACACATTACAATTAATCCGGTTGAAATACCGTTTTTAAATACATCTACATTCGTTGCGGGTAGATTTAACTGGCAGACAATTCCGGTAACATTCCGTGACCCAATTGGACCTTCAGCCGCACAAGCTATGATGGAATGGGTTCGTTTATGTGCGGAATCAGTAACTGGTCGTATGGGTTATGCTGCGGGTTACAAAAAAGATGTCGACCTTGAGATGTTAGACCCAACAGGTGTTGTAGTAGAAAAATGGATATTATATGGAACATTCTTAAGTGATGTTAACTTTAACCAGTTGAATTACAGTCAGGATGGATTAGCAACCATTGCAACAACACTTAGAATGGACCGTTGTGTGTTAATTTATTAAGAATTGTTTATTTACTTTTTTTTCAATTTATATTTAACCGTAGAGCTAAACTCTACGGTTTTTTATTATGGATGAATCAGCACAATATGGACAGATGGAATTTTCATTACCACACGATGTGGTACCGCTACCATCAAAAGGAATTTTTTACAAAAATAAAAAAGACAGTGTAAAAGTCGGATACCTAACAGCTGCAGATGAAAATATTCTTATGGCTGGTGGTAGAGATATGACATTGAATCTATTAAGAGCCAAAATTTATGAACCAGGTCTTAGACCTGAAGAATTAATGGAAGGTGATGTTGAAGCGATTTTAATTTTCTTACGTAATACATCTTTTGGTTCTGATATGGAAATTACGGTAACTGACCCAAAAACAGGTAACCCATTCAAAACAAATGTTGATTTGAGTGAATTGGATATCAATAAAGGAAAGTCTCCCGATGAAGATGGAACTTGGACCGTTATGTTACCAATGTCAGGAAAAAATGTTAAATTAAGACCACTTACATTCGGACAATCAATCGAATTAACAAATCAGTTAAATACATACCCCCAAGGTAGAATCGCACCAAGAAGAACTTTAAGACTCCAAAGAGAAATTGTCTCAGTGGATGGAAATACTGATAAAGGTGAAATTGCTAAGTTCTCAGAACAAATGCCTTTAGCAGACTCAAAATTCATAAAGAAATTTATGGATGACAATGAACCCAAATTAGACTTAAGTCGCGTCGTTATAGCCCCGTCAGGAGAAAAGCTCACAGTGAATGTTGGGTTTGGGGTTGAATTTTTTCGCCCTTTCTTCTGAACATAGGCAAACTCAATTAGACGAATTTTATTATATGGCAAAACTTCTTCATATAGGATGGGGGGAGTTTTTGTCTATGCCCATTTTTTACAGAAAATATCTTTTAAATAAGTGGATTGAGGATAATCAAAAACCATAAAATCAAAGTAGTCCTATTTATAGAAAAAAAGAATCGCTATGGGTCAAATGGATGAATTATTTGAAAATTTAGAAAAGTTTTTTAAACCTTTAAAAACTTCCGCTGATATTTTCAACCAAATTAGTGATGCTGTTACAAAAACCAATAACGCTTTTGGTGAATCAAGAACAAGGGTTACAGAGTTTTCGACAAGTGTTGCTGATAGTGTAAGAGAGGTTACAAGACTTGGTGGTACCGCAGCTGATGCTGGTAGGGTAATTGCCCAAGTCGCTGAAGGGTCTCGAAGAAATATGATTGCCACTACCGAAACAATCACAGAACTTTATGCCGCTGGTAAATACCTTGATACAGAAGTTCAAAACCTTACAGAATCTTTTGGTAAAGCTGGTATGGAAGCGTCTTTAATCGCTGAACGAACCGTTGATAGTATAAGTTATATCCAAAGTTTAGGGTTAAATGCTAGGGAAATTATGAAGGACGTTGTAGAGAATATGGATATGATGAACCGATTTAATTTCCAAGATGGTGTTATGGGTTTAACAAAAATGGCGGCTCAAGCGTCTATGTTGAGGTATGATATGAATAAGACGGCTGAATTCGCGGACTCAGTTATGGACCCTGAGGGGGCAATAAAAATGGCGTCAACATTTCAAAGACTTGGTGTAACAATGGGGACTTTGGTTGACCCGTTTGCATTAATGGATGCTTCGATTAATGACCCTGGTAAACTACAAGATAGTATTATCAATATGGCCAAAACATATGCTCAGTTCAACGAAGAAACGCAGAGATTTGAAATTAATCCATATGGGTTAAGAATGTTAAAGGAAATTGGTCAAGAAACTGGATTGGGGGCAGAAAACTTGAAAAAAGCTGCAATTGCTGCGTTAGATTTAGATACTCGTTTAGCTGATATAAGTTTTAGTATTGACGCATCTGATGAAGATAAGACTTTAGTCGCTAATTTAGCTAAAAGAGATGAGGGTGGTGAATATATTGTTAAAGTATCTGATGAGGAAGGATATAAGAAACTTTCAGAACTATCTCAGGGACAGTTTGAAAAACTTGTAAAACAACAAGAAGATACTCCAAAAACTATGGAGGAAATCGCCTTAAAACAATTATCTTTTGACGAACTTCAAACTAATTATTTGAAATCTATGGCAGATGGATTAGCAGCTTCTCTTGTTGGACAAACCTCAGTATTTAGAAACTTAGAAGGTTTTAGAAGAGTTGGAGAAGACGTGCAAGGGGCGTCTTTTAGTGCTATGGGTAGTTCCCAAGACATTAGAAAAATGTTTGAAGGTGTCGGTGATGATATTAGGTCTTTGGTTTATAACGCGGCTCAGAAAAAAGACGCTAAAAGTATCGATGAAGCGTTAAGTGC